GGATAAATGGTCTTGTCCCAATTCTTACCATAAAAATACTCACAGTCTTTTGCTAGACTACGATGTCTATAAAGTTCTTTCATATTCAATGGTCCTATAATAGGATCATCTTTCAATCTTAGAACTTCTACTTCCATAGCTTGATATATGAAGTAGTAGTTGGCAACAAGTTGCCTATAACCTTCTTTACTTACTACTCCACGAAGAAATGATGAAACAAACTTTGTATTTTCTGCTGCAGAATGTGATTGTTTAGTTCCTTCCTTTAAATCTTTTGCAAGTCCCATATAGAATTATTCACTAATTTATATATCATAGCACATTTAGGCTACATTTGAACTTATATTATTAAGATCATTAGCACCTATAGATCCTTCTGCTTCATTTGTTACTTGTTCAGTTGGTTTAACTGGATCGATAATCTTAGCAGCATTTTTATCACCAGTATTCTCATTATTAACTCCTACCCTCTTCTCTGATGAACTACCTGGAGTCTCACCACTATTAACATCTTTGAATGCGGAATTAAATACTCTACGATCAAGAGAACCAATCTTACCAAAGTAATACCTATCATAAGCAATTGTTACTTGACATTCAAGAACACTATTTCCATCATAAGAAACAGGCATTGCTGATACAGCAACTGGAAAGGCATTCAAGAAAGTATATTCAACACTTCTAAAATGGTCTTTGTCAAATTTTTGTATTTTTATCTGATCAACTTTATACTCTTCTGGATATTGCATCCTATGATAATATGCCACATGAGTCCTATCTGCTCCATCAGAATCAGATCCAGATGCTATAAATTCTTGCCACAATTCAAAAAATTCTAGTACTCTATAATCACTATCAACATAGAAAGTAAATGATGAATCAGTATAAACCCTTGAATGAGCAAATTTTTCTACTATACCCATCCTATGACCTTCAATTTGTGATGTAGCCATAGTTGTTGCTGGTAATTCAGCACTATTACATAATAAACCCAAATCCCTATTAATAAAGAAACTGGTTACCCTTGGAGACTTAGACTGAATATATCCCCTAAGTTTCTGCATACCACCAAACCCACTAAAGAAAACTTCATAGTGGTTAGTAGTAGCAACCTTCTGAAATAAACTACGAATTGATTCAGTTTTCTTTACTCTTGGGTAAGCTGGCACAATAAATACCTAAAGGGATCTTACGATGTATGGCTCGTTCAGGAAAGTTTAGACCTTCTAATATAAAAAAGTATAGAGGGGACTATCGTAACATTATTTATCGTAGTTCTTGGGAAAAAGTGTTTATGTCATATTGTGATAAGAATGCTAACATCATTGAATGGGGTAGTGAAGAGGTTATTATACCCTACAGATCACCACTTGACAACAGATTGCATAGATATTTTCCTGACTTTTATATAAAAGTAAAAGACCTTTCGGGAGTACCTAAGAAGTATATTATTGAAGTGAAACCCAAAAGACAATGTACTGCACCAAAGGTTCAAAAAACTAAAAATAGAAAATATGTAAGAGAAGTAATGGAGTATGCTAAGAACCAAGCAAAATGGGATGCAGCAAAAGACTGGTGTAAAGATAGAATGATGGAATTTAAAATACTAACGGAGGATAATCTAGGTGTCTAGACTACAGCCAATTGTAGATAAATTTACGGGGATTGAAAAACCAGATGATACAATGCTGGAAATTTTAGATGCCATACAGGATACTAAGACTATCCTACCAGAAGAAGGTGGTTTCTATACCTTTGTATATCTACCAAAGACTCCTCTGATTCAGTATGATGAATTTCCTTTAATAGCATGTATGGAAATAAACCGATGGGGATTTAGAGGATTTAATTATCATTGGAATCAAAATCGAAATTATACATGGAATGAAGTGATTGGAGAGTTCCATGAACTATCAGTTGCTGAATTAAAAGATGCAAGATCACTGTCATATGCGAAATTCAAGCTAAATACATAAAAAGAGTCTAAGATAGTGCCAGCTAAATTAGGTCCGAAAGGCAAAGTACTACGATATCCAGAAGATCTCATAGATCACACCACTGATTATTTTCAGATAGAAATTCTGAAAAATATCAAAGACTTTAGTGGTGGGTTCGGAGATCTTATGGAAAGTAAAGATATTCCTGCTGTAGAGGGTAAAGAAGCATCAGTGGATTCAGAAGGTAAAACTATTCCTGCAGTTAAAGCACAAAAAGCAGATACTCAAACAAGATTATCACAAGAAGGTTTCAATAAAGTATTTGCTGGTGGTAGAGGAAGTCAGATTAGTGATCAATATAAAAATGTACCAGCAGAAAAAGTAATCATACTCCCAATACCACAAAATATAAAAGATAATAACGGAACTACTTGGGGTGAAAGTCAACTAAATGATTTTGCTGCTTGGGGACTCCAGAAAGCAGATGACATGATGAGTGCTAATGTTGATGAGATGGGTGCTGCTGTAACTGATGGTCTTGGAGTAGATGGTAAAGCAATGGCTACTGGTGTAGCAAGTTATGCCAAAATGGTTGCAGGTGTTTCTGCTGTAAATGCTCTAGGTGGTAATGTAAGTGTTCAGGGACTACTATCAAGGGCTACTGGACAAATCATTAACCAGAATGTTGAAATGTTATTTCAGGGAGTTCAAGTAAGAACATTTAATTTTGGATTTGATTTAGTTCCTAGAAGTATAGATGAAGGTATGATATTAAAGGACATGATAAGAAGTCTAAAAATACATAGTGCAGCAAAGATGAAGAAAGGAAAAATGGGATTCTTAAATGCACCCGATGTATTCAGATTGACTTACATGAAGGGTGGATCAGCACACCCATTCCTTAATAGTTTTAAAACATGTGCTTTGAAAAATATAGCAATGACATATACTGGAGGTGGAACTTATGCAACATATGAGGATGGAACTCCTGTTCATATGAAAATGGATTTAACATTCACTGAAATGAATCCAGTATATGCTGAAGATCACGACAATGTAGGTGGAGTAGGTTACTAATGGCTAAACATTACTTTTCAAATATACCTAATATAAGGTATAGAAACAATCTCTCAGATAGTAATTCTAGAGCAAATTTTGTCACTGTAAAGAATTTATTTCTAAGAGCAAAAATTCAAGAAAGGATTAATAGAGATATTACATTCTTACAATCATATACAATTGATGAAGGTGCAAGACCTGATACAGTAGCAGAAGATCTATATGGAGATCCTAAATTGGATTGGGTTATATTAACCGTAGCAAATATTATTAATGTAAAAAGTGATTGGCCAATGAGTAGTAAGGTATTATATAATTACTGTGAAGAAAAATATGGCAACGATTTAAATGCTACACAGTTCTATGAAACTAGAGAAGTAAAGGATAGTCTAGGTAGATTGATTCTTCCTGCAGGAAAAATTGTGGATCGTAGTTTCACTATTCAGGATCCAGATACTCATAACATTACACTTAGCGTAGATTCTTCAAATCCTTTACTTATAGGAATAAGCAATTACCTAGCAGAAACTAGGGAGAATGAGAAAAAAAGAAATATAAAAATAATGAGAGAAGAATATCTAACTACATTCTTACTTGATATGAGAGAGACTCTTAGATATACTAAGTCATCCAAATATCAATCACCTACTCTAAAAATAGCTACTTAAGTTTAGGTCCATTAGCCCATCCAACTAATACATACCTTTCACCCTTAGTGACAGGAAATGCTTTGTGTGGACATCTAGCATCAAAAACAACAGCAGCACCCTTACTCTTAGGGATTTCACACTGCCTGTTAAAATAATCTATAAGAATTAATTCTCCTCCTTCATAATCCTCTGGTCCAGAAAGTTGAACACTTAAGCTCAATTTTCTCCATACATCCTTTTGTGGTGCAACACCATAATCACAGTGCCAAGAAAAAGAACCACCAACACCATATCTAAGAATCTGGAATTCAAATCCAGAAATATCCATCTGATAATTCTTGTTATTAACAAAATTAAACAAGTTGATTCCCACTACATGAGGAAAGGTATCCTTTATGGGAACATGTATATCTGATTTCCTATACTCATTATCTTCAAAATCTTGATTACATTCCCACCATTGATCTTCTGGAATATTTTTAACATACTCTAACAACCCTTCCATACCATCATTACTTAATGCAATGACATAAAAAGGTTCTTCACGAGAATAATTGTAATCATCATGTTGAGCAGAATGCTCTTCAAATTTTTTCATCAAATCAATGCTTCTAATTCAGATATTGTAGTAGCGTTAGTGATTGTTGTATATGGTACTGAGGGATTCGATTTAAGAGATGCAGATTCTCCCTTCATATCTGCTATTGACTGTATATCAGCGTTCTCCTTCTTCGTAGCAAGAAACTTAGATTCTAATGTCTCTGTAGTAAGTACCTTTGCTTTAGCAAGATCTGCTGTAACAGTCTTACTACCATGATTATAAATCCACGCAGATCTAAACTCCTTAGAGGGTAGATTAGCAGGATCAATAACTGAGTAGTTAGATGTTGGAATATCCTTTGCTATGACAGCATCATCCGATAGAATACAATCCATTGTGGGGATTACTACTCTACAGTTACCGTTAGCATCGGCATATGCGATAACTTTGTTGCGTGACATTAGGATGGAGCACTAGAAACTACAATGTTTTGAGCTGTAGGAATTGCTTTTAAAACCTTAGCTGTTGCCTTAGTATCATCTTCGGCATAAACTTCGATCTTTGTAGTATTTGCATTATTGCCATCATCATAAGTGGCAATATAATGATTAGCGGAAAATGGCATTTTTCTCACATGATTGTTTTAGTTATTTATCTACAATAAAATCACCAATGACTAAGGAATCAATATCCATATTCACAAATGATTTAATAGCATGGTAAGGTGTCTCAATAATAGGTTCACCATTATCATTAAATGATGTATTGAGTATAGCATGTGGATTTAACTTAGTCAATAAATCATATACTCTTGGATTTTGAGTTCGGTTAACCGTTTGTATCCTACATGTACCATCAGCATGAGTGATTGCAGGTAAATTATTAGTCTTTGCAGTCTGGGTATAAAGCATATATGGTGTAACAAACCCTTCATTAAAATATTCAGATACTTTTTCTTCCAAAACTATTCCAGCAAAGGGTCTCCAATACTCTCTATGCTTAACTCTACTATTCATTATATCCTTATTTTCCTTCTTACTAGGACTCATAAAGATAGATCTAGATCCTAATGCTCTAGGACCATGTTCTGATCTACCTTGAAACCATCCTACAATCTTATTAGTATTAATTAAATCTACAACCACATCCTCATTATAATCTTGATACTTAAGATCAAACATTTCAATATACTTTAAAACTTCCTCATTAGAATACTCTGGTCCTATCAGTGCAATATTATCTGGCATAGAAATATCTTCACCATTTTCATAACATCCCCATATAGCAGCACCAAAATGTACACCAGAATCATCTGTATAGGGTGGAATATGAATATCATCAAATATATCACTCTCCTTAATCAATGTATTTGTTATAACATTAAGGAAAGATCCACCAGCAAAACAAACATTCTCGTCTAAATGATTCTTACGCAGTGCTTTAAGATAATCAATCATTCCATTTTCAAAAGTCTTCTGCAGATAATAAGCACCGTCTTCTGGGGAAAATACATCTTTCCAATGCTCTATGAAATAACGACTCTCATTAGCAAAAGCATAAAAATTAATATATGGAATAGAATGATCAGTAACTTCATATCCTTTAGGATCATTACGATCTGATCCATATGCAGATAATCCCATTACCTTACCAGGACAACCAGTAATATCAGCCCAGTTAGATACTTTCTTTCCAATTTTGGATTGATATATCTCTACAGATCCACTATTATATAATTGCCCAAAGCTATTATAGAAATTTTCAAACATATTATAAAATCTGAATATTCTCTTCTCCTTATTAAAGTATCCTATTGAAGCATTCTCAATATGATCAATACATCTCCTAGTTTCATCAAGAATATATGACCCACCACCATCAAAAGTTAAAAAACTCCCTTCATTGAAAGGAGAAGTGAATACACTTGATGCAGCATGACAGAAATGATGACCAATATACTTAACTTGTGCTTCAGGAAAATAATATTTAAATAATTTATCTGCTACTCCACTATAGTTCTGCTCAACAGAAATGAAGTGATTGGTTGAAACAGCATATACAATATCTACATCACTAGAATCAATATTTCCAACTCTAAGACATTCTTTAATAGCAGACTTAGGAAAATTTCCATCATACTTTATCCTAGTCAATCTTTCTTCATTAATACTACATATATGTTTGCCCCCAATAAAAAGACTACACCCTGAGTCGTGAGACCAGGATGTAGTATCTTCTAGATGTCCATTATTAGCGTCCCATTGGAACGCTCCATGAATACCTATTATATTCACTCTTCAGCTAACTGTTGAAAGTAAGAAAGTGCATCATCTTCAGGAGCAGGAGCACTTGCTACTGCTTCAGGTTCACGCTCAACATCCTCTTCCTCAACTGCTTGACGAGTAGGTGCAGAACCAATCTTCAAGACTGCCTCAAGACGCTTCTTGAGTTCTTCATAAGATTTAAACTTATCAGCAGAGACAAGTTCTTGAAGAGAGTATTCCTTCTTCCAAAGTGCTTCTAGAGCATCATCATCCTTAAGGAGTGGTTTAGGAGCAGCAAACTCAGAACTATCATAGTTCCAGAAACCTGCTACCTTCTTAATCTTAACCTTAAAGTCTGCTCCTGCCCAGAAATCGAATGGATTAAGAGGTGTCTCATCCTCAAATTCTGGTTGCATTGCACCCATAACTTTATCAAAGATCTTCTTACCAAACTTATAAAGGAATACTTTTCCTTCATTATCTGGATTAGCAGGATCTTTTACAACATAGATGTTTGTATAATAAGAAAGCTTACGCTTTTGATTACGAGCAATTTGCTTATCAGACTCTACTCCACTGTTCCAAAGACCAGTGTTAAATTCTGAACAAGGATCCTTAGCATTCACTGTAGTCAATGAATTCTCAATATACCACCCACCTGGTCCTTGAAAGGCGTGAGAGTATAGTTTTACCCAAGGGAGATCTTCTCCATCAGGTGCTGGAAGAAATCGGATAACGGCATATCCGTTACCTGCTTTATCGACTTCTGGTTTCCAGAGTCGCTCATCTCCTTTGTTTGCTGAATTGGTTTTCTCAACCTCTTTAACAAGTTTGGCAGTAAGACTACCAAGAGATGATTGCTTTTTAAGCGATGCGAAAGACATAAGATTTGGCCTGTGTAATTGGATTTGGCTTTTGTACGAGTCTATTATAAGGCACTCATGCTCCTCTGTCAATTCCCTTACGGACTCTTTCAAGAGTGGTCCTCATGTTAGAGAACAGGACATTACAATCAACATCCTTAGGGAACCCCATTAGTATAGCAGATTGGCGAACATTGTCAGCCATTTCTTTAGCACGGGGATCATTAGACAATTTCATACGAGTATAGAGAATTTGCTGTTTTTCAAGCAAATCATCCAACTGCTCCAAATGTTCAATTTGTTCCTCTAAAGGAAGTGAGGGGAAATCGAAGACCTTACTATAGATCTCTTCTTGCATATCATTAATTGTTTCCATCTCGTCTTTGACGATATCGGACTCAAAAAAATCTGACATAAACCCTCCTTGAACACCTCTATTTATTTTACCACATTAGGGTATAAATGTCGCAACCAGTATGACTCTTCGGTTATCCGAAGGGTTTTGCATAAAGTGTTTGCCACTGAACAGTATTATATCATCCTCTACTGGATTATGCTCATAATACTTAGAAGTTTCCTCATTCTTAACAAAAGTCTTACCACCAGCATTGGTCAAATATAATATTATATTGCCATGAAGAAATTGGTGATCTATATGAGGTAATGTATTATATACTTCTTTTTCAGGATGAACACAGTTAAGTGATATCCTCATAAAACTTGTCATTTGGATATTATTAAAATCCATTATTTCATTAAGAACTTCGATAACACCATGAAGTTCTTGTGTATCAGAATGCTCTAATGCAGGATAACGAAAATCATTCTCTGGTCGCTTTAAAATTGTTCTAGTATAAAAAGGAAGATTCCTCTGCTCACCTTCTATTTCGGTAGAATCCTCATAATTAGGTGTTGCAGATGGAATATATGACCATAAACAATCAGACCCAGTAGCCCACTTCTTAAAATTTAAATAATTAATAGTCTGTGGGTTATTGAGTCTTTTCATAATGGCAATTTAGCACGAGTAGTCTTCTTCATAAAGTTTAACTGTTGTGCATCACACTTAAGTTTTTCTTTCAAAGGTTTAGAAATTAACTTATTAATAGAATCGATCTCTATATTATTATCCTCACAATAAAGAACAATAGCATCGATGTAATTAAGTTTTTCATTTTTAACAAGTTTTTCTATCTCTACTGCAAACTTTGCAGAATTCATAAACTTCTTGTTTAATGCTGATGTAAATTCATTTTCCATGTAATTGTAAGTGAAAGTCTAGGAAGGTTTTAATGTAAGTAACGAGTAATCTCATATATTTCATCTTATCTCGCTCCTCATATACAACACACTCACCATCTTCACATGCCATAATAATAACAAGTTTTTTAACAGGAGTGCCTGTTAATTCATAGTACATACACGCATATGCTGCTGCCTGTACAAAGTAACCATCAATCCACTCTCGTGGTTTAGGTGCTTTAGAAGTCTTAAAGTCAATGACTGCTAATTCGCCTTCATACTCTGCGATACAATCAACAGTACCAGCAACACCCAACTCTTTACTATAAAGAGACCCCTCTAACGAATGAATATTGTCAATCTTGTTAAGGGTAGGTTTTGCAATTTTATAGAGATACTCTGATAACGGTTGAACTTTAGGAAGATCTTCATTTAACAAATAGTGCTCAGTAAGCGTGTGCATATCAGTACCACGAGAAGTTGCCTTACGAGTAATCTCGTTAGCTTTCTTCTCACCTACCTTTTTACGCCACTTAGCGAACTTTTCTCTATTATAGTGACTAGTTACCGAAGTAATTGATACTAATTTAAGGTATTCATCCTCTTCAGGAACCTTATAATATCTTACACCATCAATGGATTCTCTCTCTAATCGAGGGAGGATCACAGGTACATGATTAAACATTACATAGACATAGCGTGTTTCGTGGTTAGATACTCCTTACAGAGTCCAGATCGAACAATATCATCAAGACCAAATTCAATGCAGGAAAATGATTTCATTTGCTGCAATATTCTCATAAAGTCAATGATACCATTTCTTTCCTTATCTCTGGTGAGATCAGATTGAGTGGCATCACCACAGAACATGATCTTAGTATCTTCACCAACTCTTGTTATTATACTATCTAACTCGTGAAAATTCAAGTTTTGGCATTCATCAACGATAACAATAGCATTATCGAGTGTGGTTCCCCTTATAAAAGAAGTACTCCAAAAGGAAATAGTCTCTTGAGTCTTAAGATTTCCATACAGCATCTCAAAATCTGCATCAGTCTTCATCTCGAACATGTATTTCACCATGTTCTTATAAGGAATCTGATATAGTGCAGACTTATCTTCATGATCACCAGGTAGGAAACCAATCTCACGAGTACTTACAAGAGACCTAACCATGTAGATCTTCTCAAAGGGTGTCGTATGGTCTAATACCTCTTTAAGAGCGTTGTAGAGTGCTATAAAGGTCTTTCCTGTACCAGCACATCCATACGCAAAAAGATTTTTCCCTGCCTGATAATCATTAAAAAATCTTTTCTGATTCTCTGTTAATGCTTGGATATCATTTAAGAAATCACTACTAATAGGTTTCTTCCTTTTCATCTGTTTGGCAGTCATGCCAATACCAGCAACTACTGAAGGGGTTTTTCTTTTGCGTGGCATATCAGTCTAAAGTGAGTTTTTGGCGATTTTGACCTGTTTTCTGAGCTTTTGCTAGAACCTCATTCCAACCAGGTTTAGATTTTCTAAGTTTGTCTTTCCAGTCACCAACTTCTCCTACACCAGGCATTGTTGATGGATCAGACCAATCTCTAGTCCAATCTGGGTTATCTGCTGTCCAATTAGACCATTCATGTACACTTAAGACAACTTCTTTTTGTTCGCCAGTCTCTTTGTTTATAACAGGATAGGTAGCCATAAAACTTTACAAAGGGTAGTGTTATTTAGAGGGTGACTAAATTGTCAACCTTGGGGTCTTTTCCAAACCCAGCTTTAAATGATCCTTCAGGATCAAAAACAATATCAAAGGCAATAGAAATTCTTTCACTATCACCCATATGTTTACTGGTATTATGGGCAACCCAATTGGGAAATAGGGTCATTTGACCAGGATTATTTTCTATAGGTTCGTATGTATCATTATATGGATGATAATAATTTGTTGAAGTATCTTCAGCAGCAACACAAAAATGTCCACTTAGATATGACCAAGGGTGACTAGAGTGAGCATGTTTCTTTATTTGTTGTCCCTTACGCATTACATTTGCCCAACATCTAACACCTAATGGCAAATCCTTTTGTGGTCCAACAGTACCTTTCAAATATTCCTCATGAAATACTTTAATAGCTTTTTTTAAATCTTTAATAACTGGATAATCCCACTCTAATAAATTGAAGTAGATATATCTAGAAGTTAAACTGTTTTTTCCTAATCCAGTATATCCATCATGAAACCTTGTATAGTCAATATCTGGATATTCTTCAAGTATCTCCTTTTCTTTAATTAAAATTACTCTCCTAAGTTCCTGTACATCTATATCTGTTTGCTTACAAGCAATAATATAGTTCCACCAAGGAGCAAATGGTGTCTCAGGTTGTGGAGACTGAAAAGCATGTAATGTTACTTCACTCATAATCTTAAATCAATTAGTTGACCTTCATGTTCTATTGAAGTTGGTGGACTGCCTTCCATGTATATATCAAAGGCAATAATAATTCTTTCAGAGTTACTATTATGAATGCTTGTATCATGAGGAATCCATGAGGGAAAGAGGGTCATATTTCCAGATTTATTTTCTATAGGATACACTTCATTGTTATTATATGGATGATAATAATTGGTAGAAGTATTTTCACATTTAATAGTAAAGTTTCCACTCAAATATGCATGAGCAGCATTACCATGATGATGCTTATCAATCTGTTGACCTTGACGCATGACATTTGCCCAACATCTAATCTTAAGATTATCTAACCTAGGTTTCCTTGTACCTTCTACATATGCATCATGAAAATCTATTATCTCTTTATGTAATTTTTTACATACTGGATAATCCCACTTTAACACATTAAAAAAATAAGATCTACAAGTAATTACCTTAGTAATTAAAAAATCTGGACTTTCGTGATCCAGAATTAAATTACCAAGTTCCTCCACATCTATATTAAGATGCTTTTCAGCAATAATATAATCCCAAGAAGGGGCATAAGGTGAAATCGTAAGTTCACTCTTAAATTGATGTGCTTTAATACTCATCTCCAACCTAATGCTTCAGATACCACAGGAAGTTGTTCCTTAAAGATATCTCTACACTGCTCTGCAATGTCCTTATGCTCCTTCTGAGTACCATGATTAGATCTAAGATCAATATAATGTATCCAAGACCTTACACTACCACTCATATAGAGTCTGGTAGGTACAGCAAGTGGTAATACAAATCTGGCACATTCTTTAGCAACACCCATATCTATCATATAACGATAGAGATC